TTGGCTATGGACACGGAGTTCGTGGACTTGGTTGGACTCTCCGAAGAACCGAAGCACGTCTTCATCACAAGCCAAGTCGTTCTCTCTGATAGCGGAACAATCGTGCAGACGGCAGACAACGTGGTTATCCGAAACGTCAGCATAGACCGCACGGGAGCGCCTGCTGGCTCTGGAGCGGGAAGAACTGCGGCATACTTCCCAAATCGAACATCAACTGCGATCCAGGCATGGACATCAAACGGAACGCTTGCAACAGTTACATCCAACGGACACGGATTGCAGAACGGAGACTCGGTTCGTATAACAGGGTCTGGCAACACAAGTTTCGACGGAGTTTACACCATAACAAGAATTGACGACAACTCGTTTACATTTCCTTCTACGGTCAACTCGTCTGGACTAATCGGCACGGCAACAGAGCGATTTGACGATACTTATATCGAGAACTGCCGATTCAGCGGAGACAGCAATAGCGGGATGAGGCAAGCTGTAGAATACGCGGGAACATATCGTAGATGCGTTGGAGGAACCGCATCATTTGCAGGGCTTACTACTGGCTCGGGAGCTATTGCTTCTGGATTATTTGAAGATTGCACGGCTGTAGGAAGCTCTTTTGGCGGAAGCGGAGGAAATGCAAGCGGAACATTTACAAGATGCGTTTCTGGGTCTGACTCTTTTGGTTCAATAGCATCTGGAACATTTACTGATTGCACGGCTGGGGCGACAAGCTTTGGAGGTCAAGCTGGAGGATCGGCATCTGGAACATTCGTGCGATGCACGGTTGCTGGCGCAGGATTTGGATCAAGTTCTTCCGGCGGAACTGCTACTGGTTCATTCACCGATTGCACAATTACAAACACATCTTCCTACGGGGGCACATTTACAGGAACAATGCGCCGTTGTCGTTTTGTGACTACAGGAACCAACGCAAACGCGCTACGCGTAGGCGCAGGAGCAAAGATATTCGACTCTACGTTAATCGCCACAGGAACAGGCAACAGCATTACCGCAGGAAGCGCGGTCACAATCTCTCTCGCTGGATGCCGCATGAACCGCGACGTCAACGCCAACGTCAGCAACAACCTCGGCACATTAACGGAGAGCTACAACTTGATCGACGCGGATATAGACTAAAGGAGACTTATGCCAATTTCAATTCCATTACCAATAGCTAAAGGAGGAACGGGGCAGGCCGCTACAGGGGCGGACGCCTTTTCAGCAGGATCACAATGTATTGCAACACAGCAGGGATGTGTTTCTGTGGGGTTTGGAAATCAAGCAACGGGAGCAGATAATTGTTCAGCTATTGGAAATTCAAATATTGCGTCAGAAGATCAGGACTCGGCGTTTGGATATCTAAATCAAGCAATTGGCGGCGCTTCATCTTCAGTCGGGCATTCAAATACATCAAGTTTGCTATTATCAAATTCCTTTGGAGCATACAACTGGGCATACGGCACACGCTCCAACGCATTTGGATACGGATGCTACGGAGGCGGGGCAAACTCCTCTGCCTTTGGATATCGCAATACAATCACAACAACCGGAATCAGCGCGAGTTCTTTTGGATATCTAAATACATGCGGAGGAGACTCGGCGGTTGCTATTGGGTCCGCGAATAATGCCAGCGGGTTGGCTGCAAGCGCAGTAGGAGCGTCGAATTCCGCAACTGGAACTCTTTCTGGAGCATTTGGGTTGGGGAATACGGTATCAGCGTCTGATGCTATTGCGTTTGGAAGAAATAATAATTCAACAGCGCAATTAGCGGTCGCGTTTGGATATGCGAACAGTTGCACACAAAGCAACGCGGTAGGCATTGGATTTAACAATAGCGCAACTGCTGCGGATGCAGTTTCTATAGGAAGAAACAATTCAGCATCTGGAGCGGATTGTTCTGCGCTTGGAAGATTTAACGATGTTTCAGGTCAAGGTTCTTCTGCTGCTGGTCACAACAATACGATTGCAGGCAACTTTGCTTCGGCGCACGGAAGATACAATACATCTTCCGGCGTTGCATCCACGACATTTGGGGATACAAACATTGCGTCTGGAGAGAACTCCTGCGCGATAGGAAGACTCAATATTGCGAACTCAAAATCCGCTCAAGCCTTCGGAACGTTCAACTTTGGATACGGGGAGAATAGCAGCGCATTTGGATACGGAACGAGGGCGTCTGGAGCAAACTCATCAACATTCGGATACTTTGCTAGAACAACCGCAGCCAATACGTCAGAGTTCGGATATTGGCCTAGCACAACAACTCGCGGAGGATCTGTTAGAACAGACTCTTCTGGAACCGCCGCACTTACCTACAGCACAAGTTCTACGGCACTAACAGACGGCGGGGCTACAGCAGGGTCTGAAGCGGCAGGAACGCTTCCTCGCGGGATGTGCGCCATCCGTCACGACGGAGACGGACAGACGTTCTTGGACGTCAACGATGCCGGAGTAGTAGAGACGAAGAATATCACGTCCATCTTTGGACAGGCTACATCTGGGGCTGGTTCGGTTGCAGTTGCAGTCAGCGGAACATATTACAAGCTAACCACAGCAGCCACGCTGGATTCCGCGAATACATTGCACATGGCGTTGAACGCTGGACAAATCACGCTCCAGAATACATCCGGATACACGCGCAGGTTTCTTGTAACAGCCTATATCAACGCAAGTTCAAACAACCAGAAGACGATGATAGGCTTGCGAATCGGCAAGAATGGAACAGATTACGCAGGCTCCGAGGCTCGCGGATTCAGCGATGACACAGCCCACCCAACCGGGATCACATCCAGTTTCATCGTATCCTTGGACGACGACGACTACGCGGATATCTACGTGACGAACCACACGGACACCGACACAGTAACAATCAATGCGGCACGTATTATCGCGCACTCTATTGATTAGTCTTGATCTAGGGATAGAAGCATTTATTGTCCAACAATAAGGAGAAAAAAGTATGGCTAGCAGATTCGCAGAACTTCGTAAACTTGAGGAAGAAGAAAGACGCAAAGAGGCTGAAAACTTGCGTTTATCTAAAAAAGATACAGAAAGGCTTTTAGGTAAAGACTGGCGAAAAAGACCTCAAGGAGTTCTAGTGAGACAAGAAAAGAAACTTTCTGAGCAACGCGCTAAAAGAAAAGCTGAAGTCGAGAAGGCCGCTGAAGATATGCGCAGCGGAAAGACATCTGGCTTTGTAGGAAAGGCTGGACGCGATCCTTACGCTGGTGTAGAGGGACCGCTTCCAATGTATAGAACTCCTGAAGAAGCTGAAGCAGCAGGACAAGCGCGATACATTTCTCCAGAACAAGAGCAATATATGCCAGCACAAGCATATGTTGGAAAGTCGGAGCAAGAGCGAGCCGCGATGGAAACAAGTGGCGAGTATCCGGAAGTTGTTCGATTCAAGCCAACCGAAGGAAAGGGTGTAGAGGTTCGCAGGGCGATTCCACAACAGCGAGTCTTCAAGGCAATGATCGAGGGAAAGCCAGAGGAGAGCCAAGTATTTGACACGGAGGCTGATGCTAAAGCTTTTATTAAGGAAAAAGGCGGAAGAGGGGCGGTCGCATCTGTTCGCGGAACTCCAGAAGAAATGGCTCGCTATAAAGAAGAATCAAAAGCTGGAGAACGAGAGAAAGAAAGACTTTCAAAACTATACAAGCAACGTCAAAAGGAAGCCCAAGGCCGCGTTGCAAAGGCACGGGAAGCCATGCAGGCTTACGACGAAGCAACAACTCCCGCTCAAAAAGAATCCGCTAGAGCCGGAATTGAGGCCGCAAGACTTGAGTCTGCAATGGCTCAGTCAACTCGCGGAATGTCTGAAGAGCAGAGAAAGAAGTTTGCAGAAGGGCTTGGCGGTGTGCTTGAACGTAGAAAAACAAGAGAGCAAGAGTGGGAGAAAAGAACAGAAAAGGCTCGCGCAGAATCTAGGGCGCAACAGGCAACGGCTTCGGAGGAAAGGGCAATAAACAACCAACTCAAATTCTATAACCAACAACTTGGAACGTTACGCAGAGCGTATAATCAAGCCCGAAGGAATAGGGATGAAGGTGCGCTTTTTGAAATAGGGCAGGCAATTGATGCGTGGAGTGCTGGTGTTCCAGAAGACCCAAAACAGCAAAGAGATGCCGCAAGACGAGGAATATTAAGGGAAAAATTTGAACAACTTGAAAGAGAACGCAGAAGAAGAGAAGAGCTTGCAAGAACTAACCCAGACGCCGCAAGGTAAATAAAATGTCAAATAAAAGAAGGACAACCTCATTTAACGAAATAGACATGTATCGCGGCGGCTATAGCCCATTTGAGGCCGCTGGTCAGAGAGCGTTGTCTAGAGAGCCAGCTGCGTTTGATTACACGGAATTGGATAAAAGGTATCCAGTTCAGGGGGTAAGACCTATTGTTCCTTCATATATTCAAAAGCAAATAGATGAAGAAGAGGTTATTCTTAAATCTCAAGAACTTGAAATGCGAAAACGCGAGGCTCAGTTAAATATTTACGACTCGCAGTTAAACCAAGAGCGAGCGATGTATGAGCAGATTCCAATGGCTCGACAAGCATTGGCGGAACTCAATCCTGCTGACGATGATTTCTTAAACCAACTTATTGCTCAACAGGCTAGCAATCCTCTTGCATACGAAAATCCAGACTTTCAACAAACAGTTGTTAACCCGCTTATCCGTCGCCACGAAATGCTTCAACAAAACAAACTTATCATTCAACGCGGGCAACAACCTCAGACAGAGGAGCAAAAGCAAATAACTCCATCCGATTATCAAGATATGGTTGTTAGGAGAAATGCCTTGCTTGGGAAAAAGAAGCTTGAAGAATTGCAGACAGAAGACCCAGATACGGCATTTGCTGTTGAAGAACTTAATCGAATGATCTTCCAATACCAGCAACAGAATGCTCCTCGCGGTGGATTCGGAGGAATGCAACAACCCGCACCAAGCGGAACTCCAATTCCTTCAGCAACTCCAGCGCCACAAGGCGGTGGATTTAACGCATTGCGCTCGTTCATCGGAGAGTAGCAAAGTTCTTGGAAACAATAACCATTGCTGTATAGTAGGCCGTTATGAGGTTTCCAACTTGGAAGGAAGTAGAATCTGATCCAGAATTCCAGTCTTTAGAACCCACAAAGAAGAGAGAATACTTCGGCAAGTGGAGCAAGACTGCGGTGGATCGCGCAATGCAGCAAGGGTTGTATCGAGACGAGGAGTTCGCTTCTGGATTCACGGGATGGTATAACCAAAAAGCCAAGGAGTATGGTGAAGAGGAAGAGGTTGGTGACTTCCAGCAACTCTCCGCTAAATATAAAACACCTAAAGAGGTTGGTGTATTTGAGGGAATATCAAACGCTGCCCGCAATGCATTTGCGTCTTCGCAACAAGCACTCGCTGTAACTGGAGGTGTAACACCAGAAGAAGCGCAAGAGATTTCAAAGATTGAATACGAGAAGAACGCACGGCAAGTTTCTCCAGACTACAAGGCATACCAAGAGGCTGAAGGCTGGGATGCGGTAAATGCGTTCATCAACAATCCCGTCGAGGTTACGACAAACATCGTTGCCGAGGGATTGGCTGGCAGTCTTCCGTCTCTTGGAGCGGGATTAGCTACTGGTGGCGTGGGTGCTGCCGCAGGATCGGTTGTTCCTGGCGTGGGAACTGGCGCTGGCTTTATTGCTGGTCAAGTTGCTGGAACATTTGCCGGATCGCTTGCTACGGAATACGGAAGCAAGGTTCTTGAAGAGTTGCAGAACGAGGGAATGGATTTGACCAACCCTCAAAGCATTACTGAATTCTTTTCAAACCAAAAGTTAGTAGATGCGGCAAAGGAAAAGGCTCTAAAGAAAGGCGTTCCTATCGCTGCATTTGAGGCCGTATCTGCTGGTATCGGTGGAAAGGTAGCAAAGATTCTTGGAACAGCATTCAAGACAAAGACACGCGATGCTGCTGCTGAAATGGTTACGCAGGCCGCTCTAGGAGTCGGTGGAGAGATTGCGGGAACAACCGCCGCCGGAGACGAGTTTGACGGAAAGGAATTGTTTGCCGAACTTGCTGGCTCTATCGGTCCTGACGGTGCGCAGATCGCAATCGGAAAGGCGCAGCAGATTCTTTCCGATCGCCGCAAGCAGAGACAGGTCAAACAAGCGGCAGAAACCGCCGAGAAGCTTGAGAATAGCGATGCGCCACTTACGGCGGATGCGCTCAAGACAACCGTTGCGAAGAATATCGTTGAACAAGAAAAACAGACCGCAGACAAATTGGACGAGGACTTGGCAGGAGAGGTTGAGAAGGTTTCTGGAATGCAACCTATCCGCGAAGAGGAAGCTTTCGTCATGCCGCCGAAGGAAGAGTTCAAAGCATCCTACGCAAAACTCACGCCCGAATCTCTCGCAGAAACGGAGGCAAGCTTCCAAGAGCAGTTGCAAGACGAAGACGCAGACACCCGTGCTTTCGCGCAAACAGCCCTAGAAGCTCTCGCAGAGTTCAAGGCAGAGCAAACTCCTATTCCGCCAGCCGCAGAGGCTCCTCTAGAGCAACGCCCTCTCGCTACAGAGACGGGCGCACAGATGTATCAAGCCGAGGCGATCAAGCAAGCATTGGCGAATAGGCAACCAGTTGGAGCGGATGCAATCGAGTTCTTCGCAAGAGACCCGCGCACTTGGGGAATTGCTATACCGCAAGACTACATCAAGCAAGGGAATGTTTATGTGCCGCCGCCTGCTGTAGAAGCGCCAGCGGAAGTTGCGCCTGCTCAAGCAGCAGAGGTTGCACCACCAGTAGAAGCCGCGCCTCCAGCAGTTGTGGACCCAACCGCAGTTGCTCCTGCCCTACCAGTAGAGCAAACTCCAGCAGAGCCTGTTCCTGCCGTTGATCCAGAAACCATCACGACAACAGATGTCCAGCCAGAAGCGCCGATAACTCCTCCACCTTCTGCAACAGAGCCGCCGCCACAAAATGTCGTTGGGTTTACAACCGCAAGAGGAAGCACATACGAGATCACTCCAGAGGGAAAAACAATTCGCATGAAGCGTTCCGAGGGGCGAGGACAAGGAGAGATTCATCCGCCAAGTTCCGTTTTGTTTGTTTCAGAAGAAGATAGCAGAAATATACTTGGAGATCAGCAAAGCACATTCGGCAAAGCTGCTGTAAGACTTGGATACATTGAAGGCAACGCATTCAATCCAATAACCGACACAAGAAGTATTCCGGCTGGAGCGCAGCCAGCAGTTGTATCTGTCGAGCGTGAAAACAATAAGGTTCTTGGTGTATATCGTGCAGAAATACAGCCAAAGGTTGGATTAAGTCCTGTGGAGAAAGAGTATATGCCTGACGGAAATGCATATCTCCATATCGGGAATCCAATTGTTTCTGTAAGACAGGCAGAAGCTACTCCTCCAACCGCTCCAACCGCAGAAGCAGAAACATCAGCATCCCTCTCCAGAGTCGCAGACAACACCGCGACAGACGAAGAAGTCGTTCGCCTCGCAAGACAAGGATTGGTCAACATCCAAGACGGACAGAATGTTATCACCCCGCGAGGAGAAGAGGTCATGCAGAGGGCTGGCGCACCGCTACCCAGACTGACTCCAGAAGAGAGGGCTGCGGAGGTTGCCGCCGCGCCTGCCGCTATTGTTGAACAAGCGCCGCCAGTCGCAGAGTCTCCAATTGTCACGCCTGCTCCTACGCCAGGGGTTGAGCCAATTGAGAGCGCAATAGAAGTTGCTCGGAAAACAAACTTCGCCGCTGCCGCAACAAGGCAAGAGGCTGGAGAGATAGGCAGAAATATAGCAAGCCAAGACCCGAACCTGCCGCCGCTTCCTCCTCCGCAATTTGATGTTCTTGAAAGCATATCAAACCTTCAAGCAAGACGACCATACAATCCAGATGCGCTAACTGAAGACGCTATCAACGAAGCTAGGGATAGCGGATTTATTACGGGTAAGCAGGTCGGAAAACTCAAACTAACCGAAAGCGGAAGGAATCAATTAAAAGAGTGGTCTGACCAAGCAAGGGATAGAGACTTTGCGGAATCTTCGCTCCGCGACGAAATCGCTGATATCGCCGTATCTCAATGGGATGCTGCAAATGATCCTGAATCAGCCGCTGCAATAGCTGCAAGAACAACCAGACCCCCCACTCCTGTAACGACTCCTCCTGTAACAGAAGCCGTTACACCCGCACCCGCCGCAACGACTCCTGCCGCGCCAAAGGTTGCGCCTGACTGGGAAAAAATGTCTGTGTTCGACAAGGCTGGCGCAATAAATCTGAATGAGCGGGTTATCAATCACCCATTATTCAACAAACTTAAAAAATCAATTGATGCAACTTGGGCAAAAACACAAGGGAAGGGAGAGGTCTATCAACAAGATAACGACCTACAATACTCATATTTAGATGCAACAATATTGGACAAAAATCCAGATGCTAAAAAAACAGCAGAAAAAATAGCAAGTGATTTAGGCGTAAAAATAGTGAAGGCTCCAGCAACTTCATTATTTGGAGGGTTCCGACTTGAAATACCCAAACCCGCAACAGCCACAACACCTACCATCCCAACCCCCACCGCTCTAGCAGAAGCCGCGCCTGTAGGTATAGCAGTAGGCAACCGCGTCAAGACCAAGACCACACCGCAGAGCTTTGTTGTAGAAGAAGTGCTGCCGCAAAGCGCAAGAGAGGCAGAGCTTGGAGAACAATACTACAGCATCCGCAACGAGCGGACTGGCGAGGTGCAGACTGTCGAGGCTGGAGATATAAGAGCAATCAAAGGCAAGGGCGGAAGGCAAATGGCCGCTGCTCCAGCAGTAACCGCAGAGCTTTGGGCTACACCACCACAAGAAATATCCAGTGCGGCCACATCAATCAATCAAAGGCAAATGCCAGCCACATTTAAGCGTGTTAAGTGGCAATCTGGCACAAGAAACGCAGATATAGGTGGTGGAAGATTTGATAATGCGACCGACTATCTTGCTGATATTGGCGTGGAAAATGTTATCTACGATCCATACAATCGCACTCAAGAATCAAATCAAGCGGCAGTATCTAAGATATCTGGTGGTCAGTCAGATACAGCAACAGTAAACAATGTTCTTAATGTTATTGCAGAACCAGAATCCCGCAATCTCGTTATTCGTCAGGCCGCAGATGCGATCAAGCCAAATGGAAAGGCTTACTTTTTAATTTACGAGGGAAACAAAAAAGGCGTCGGATCGCCAACGGCAAGTGGATGGCAGGAAAACAGAAAGGCAGAAACCTATATCGCTGAAATTCGCAAACACTTTGGAAGTGTAACGCGAAAGGGGAATTTAATTACTGCGGAAAATCCAATAAAACCAACAGAAGTATTGCGCCAAGCTGAAGGAATACGGGTTGAGGAGGATGCCGAAGTTGTTCCAGAAGCGGATCGTTATACTTTTGACGAGGCAGGAATCCGCGCAATAGAGTTCTTCAATGGAGTTGCGCCAGACGGGCTTGTAATTGTTAACGATAGCGTAGACCCAGAATACAGATTCAAGGCGAGTTACGATCCGAATACAGGAGACATCACGCTAAACCGCGCATTCATCCGCAAAGGCGAAAGCATCGAAGACATCCTTTCACACGAACTTGGTCACTACATCTTCAGCGATCCGAAGTTCCAAGCCGCGTTCCAAAGATTCTGGAACGAAATGTCTGATGTAGAAAAGGCGAACGCGGACAAGATTATCAACCAGTTCTACAGCAAGCAGAGCGGAGCCGTGCAGATCGAGGAGAAGAAGGTTCGCGCTTTTATGGCATTGGTTGAGGAGGCGAGGTTACTTCCGAGGTGGAAACAGATACTCAACGCTATCAAGCAATGGCTCAACGATAAGTTCGGAACCAACTTCAATGTAACCGACAGAGGAGCGTTGTCAGTTCTCGCGGTTGCACACAAGCGATTCAGAAAAGGCGAGGTTATCGTCCGCGAGATGAACGAAGGCGTTTTTCGTATGGCTGCAGAACCAACTCCTGCTCCAGAGGCTAAAGCCGCGCCAGCGGAACGCCCATTACGCCGCACGAAGATGCAGAACATCATCAACATCTCGACAGGCGTGAAGCGTCCGAGGACAAAGCTTACTGTAGACGAGATGGCTGCGCTCAAGGATCAGATCAGAATCGGTGCTAGAAAGCGCAGAGAAGACAAGCAGACGCAGAAGGAGTTTGCCAAGGATGTTACAGAATATCTGCGAGGGATGGCGATTCGGGGCAAGGTCAGCGCACCTCAACTCCGTGCCATTACAAGCAAGGCGATGCAGACGCAGTTCGACAACGAGGCTTCGATCAAGAGTTTCATCAACTACGCGAACAAGGTTATCGAGAACGCGAATTACAACCGCGATATCTCGGACGCCAAAGCGGCGATTAAAAGCGCAAAGCGTTTGGCAAAGCAGAAAGGATTGGCGGGAAACATTAAAGCCAACCTTGAGAAGCTTGCAAACATTGATCCTCGCCAGATTGAGCCAGAAGAGATGGTTGAGGTGGATGGCGAGATGCCTGTCTCTGTCGCGGAGTTTACGGCGGTTCTAAAGGAATACATGAAGGCGGCTGGCCCCGTTACCGCAGAGGGATACATCCTTGTGCCGGATGCGGAGATTACAGACTTCCTTTCCAAGATCGGAGAGCAGGTTGAAGTTAACCGCAAAGCCAACGAAAACCTTGGATTGGACGGAGAACTCGCAGAGATCGCTGACAAGACTCCAGAGGAGATCGACGCTGAACTTGCAAGGAACGAGGAACGCCGTAAGCGCATTGAAGAGAAGGTCAACAAGCTTGCAGAGGAAGCGCAGATCGGATTGGTGAAATACGAGAATCCAGAAATTACTTCAGAAGAGAAGCTTGTGCTGGACGATATGAAGCGCATTACGCTGTCCGACATCAGCATTGGCGAGCGCAAAGAGTTCGTTAAAGTTGCGAACAACATTCTTGTTAACAATAAGTTCCTTGGCGCACAAAAGTTTGCATCCATCGCCAGAGGACAGATTGGTGCTGCGGAGGCCGCAAAGGATTCCAAGACAGTAAAGCGCAACTCGGCAACGCTGAAGTTCTACAATGTATTCGGAGAAGATTTCGGCAAGCTGATTAACTTGGGAACCCAGTCGTTCGCAGACACATTCCGCAATCTTACAGGAACAAAGGAATTGCCACGATTGCTTTATCAGATGGGCTTTGGAGAAATTGAGCGTGGGCAGGCAAATACGAATAGAGCAAGACGCGAGATTACCGACGGAGTTCAAAACAGATTTAGGCAGATTGAAAAGGAAACTGGTCAGAAGATTGCTGATACTCAAGGCGTCTATTCTATGGGTGTCGCTGGCAATCTGATTCAAATCCATCCAGACGAAACGGAAGCGGAAGGCATCCAGAGAATGCGCGGCCTCATCAAAAGCGATATTGAGAAGAAAAAGAAGTCCCCGAAATCGGACGACAGAAAGGCTGCGATTTATATTCAGAAGGCACTAGACGAAGTTGATTCGGATACCGTTGAGGGGGTTCTTGAAAACCTCAAGCGATTGCATCCAGCCAATCACAAGGCTATGACATTCTTGATGAATGAGGTTCTGCCGGAATACAAGCCGATGTTAAAAGAACACGACGAGCTTTTTAACAACCAGACAGAGAACTACGAGAATCCATACTATCTTCCGATCAGATACCGCTCAATCGGAGCGGAGCCAAAGAAGCCGGGAGAACTGCGTGGAAGAGCAACGGATAGCGTTACCGCGCCGAAACAAGCTCCAAACTCAATCAAGCGCATTAAGAACACAGTCCTGCCGGAGGGCAAGCAGTTGGACTACAATCTTACTCGCAATGTTCTAGACTCGCTTTCCACGCAACTTGAGGCGGCGTATACCAATCCAGGTTGGCAGCAGGTCTACGCATTCCTTAAATCTCCAGAAGCTGTAGATGCACTTGGCGGCGTGGAGAACTACGACTTTGTAACAAGACGCATCAACAACCTTTCCGACTCTAGAGAGCGCAGAATCTACCAGATGGACCCGTTCAACCAAGCCGCCGACTTTGTTGCGAATATGGTTCGCAAGATCGGAACAAGTATTGCGCTGGGCGGCGTTGGACAAGCGGCGAAGCAGATGCCGGATCAGGTTGCCACAACGATTGCCAATGTTAACGACTTAAGCATCACAACTCCAGCCTTCACGGAAATCAAGGCGGCACTTCCCGCAATGCGTCAATTCTCTATCGGCGAGCGCGGAGAGATTGCTGGCGGATCAAAGTGGGTTAATCAGCTTGAAGGAAACTTCACAAAGCTACAGCAATTCATGCAAGACGGTCTGTGGCCAAAGGCAATGGAGGCGTTTGAGAATATCAACAACTTCTGGCTTATTCCGCTTAAGGTGTCGGATACTATTGCCGCGTCTCACGGCTGGATTTCCTACTACAAGAAATACCTCAAGGATAACAATATTCCTTTCACAAACTGGGACAATGAAGCGGAGCTTATTGCGGGAGGTGAAAGAGGTCGTGTTGAGGCAGGTCTTTATGCCGACCAAATGATTGATCTCTACCAAGGGTCTTCCGATCCAACGAAGATGGCGACATTCGCCCAACGAGGAGATAGCGGTGGCGGCAATCTTCTCAAGACAATGATCATGCCGTTCTCGTCATTCGTGATCCAACAACGCTCTCGTATCTTGTCAGACCTGCGCGATGTATCCTACGGCGATGCAGATGAGAAGAAAGTTGCCGCAAAGGGATTGGCTGGAACATTGCTAGGAATTGTTATATTCCACGGAGTCAGGCGTTATGCCTTGCCGCTACTTACTGGCGGCGTTGCTGCTGGAGCCTACGGATTGCTCGGTGTTGATATGGAAGAGCCTGACGAGGAAGAAAAGGCAGAGAAAGAAAAAAGAGTATTCCGCCAGTTCTTGGGAGAAGTTGCGGCAAACATATTTGTCGGCGGATATTCCGCCTATGCAGAAACAAGGTTAATTGATGCCGTAAATGCCGCGTCATACTTTTACGAGATTCAAACCAACAGCGATAATGTTCTAGATGACGAGGGAGAGATAATGTCTTGGGAGAAATACCGCAAGGAACGCGCTCCAATGTATCGCTACACGGGACCGGGAGCAGACTCCACGCTCGGCATGATTGATATTCTCCCAAGTCAGACACGCGAAACATTCGACAGGCTTAAAGATTTGTCGGACGACGAGATTATGGACTCGTTGACCGAAGAAGAGCAGAGAGTTCTTATCCTTGCCGCATTGAGTGAAACGCTCTACACTATGCGACTCAATGATGCTGACGTGGCGAGAATGATTAAGAGAATGGCAAAGGATGTGAAGGATCAAGCCGAAGCCCGTCAGAAGGCTGAAAGAAAACTGCAACGACTCTACGGACTGTAATGGTTCAATACAAATACACGGACAAGTCCACCTGTCCTCCAGGCGAGTGGAGATACACGCACCCTGTTACTGGGCTAAAGCTCAAGCACTACGACTACAAGGCATTCATCCGCAAGTATGTCGATCACTCGCTTGCCAACAACATTCCGCTGCCGCCGGACTGGGAGGACGAGTTGATCTCGGAGATGTGTGTGCAGAACAACTGGGGCAAGCTCTGCAAGCCAGTATCGTTGGACAAGATTGTTCGCAGAAGGCTATCGCTCCAAGCCGTTCTTTCGTTCCTGCATATGCTCGCATCTTGGGTGCGTGAGGTAATGAACGGCAAGGCTGCATTCGTTACTCAAGACGAGGCAGAGCGCAGGGCCAGCATTTGCGCTGGATGCCCCAATAACGTCACTCTGCAATTCTCCTGCGGTGCTTGTATGGGTGGAGTGCTGAAACTCATCCACGGCGTTCTAGGTGACAGAAAAACATCGAACGATAGGAATCTCGGAGCTTGCCTCGTATGCTCTTGTGAGTTAAGGTCTGCGGTGCACGTTCCATTGGATGTGCAACACACGGGATTGAATGATGAACTCAAAAACGACTTTAGACAGATCACGCATTGCTGGAAGCGGGAGGGATTGTGAAGAGTAAGTTCGGCGTGGACATCAACACCACGCCGCCTGGGGACTGGAGGCTTACCATCAACGGCAAGCTCAAGAAGAGCTATTGCATCCGGCAGTTGGCTCAATGGGCGAAGGATGCTGGCGACCATCGCAAGAAGGATGAAATCTTTATGGACATCGTTGCAGAGACAATGCCGCACATACCGCTACAAACACGACTGACCGGATTTATCGCAGAGGGAGACATTCCGATTTGCGACAAGAATATCTACGTTATGCTGGGCAGAGCGGGAGACATCCTCTGCATCCTGCCTGCGCTGAAAGAAGAGGCGGATCGCATCGGCAGACCCGTGAAAATGGTTGTCGCTTCGGAATTCAGGGGATTATTGGACGGATGTAGTTACATCGAACCGATTGTTTTTGAGAAGGATTTCCGTCTGTCCGCACACGCATACAACTGGGCAGTTCGCCAGTTTCCAGAGTATCGCGTAATCAACTGTGCTGTATGCGCGGAAGATATGCGAGTCGATCAGAAGGGCTGGTCGTTTGACAGGGATATCTGGATCAACACGAAGATTCCTATCCCGCCGCACAGCAAGCAGTTATTGTTCGACAATAGAGACGCTGGACGAGAAGAAACGTTGAAAAAACAATACATTTCTTTCAACAAAAAGAACGTCCTATTGGCACTAGAAGGACACTCCAGTCCGTTCTTCTGGGGACACGAACTCAAGCAGGAGTTGGCGAAGAGGTTGCCGGACGTAAACTTCGTGGACATCTCTACCATACGTGCAGCTAGGCTTTACGATTTGCTTGGGCTATACGACGAAGCGCATACGTTGATCGCAATCGACTCCGCGCCGCTGCACCTCTCATCTGCATCCATAATAAACACAGTTGCCTTGGTTACAGACCAGAATACATTGTGGCATCAATCAAGCTGGAAACCGAAGCATCACATTCGCATTCCTTATTCAGATGTGATCAAAAAGATTGATGACATCGTTGCTACAATTGAAGACAATCCTCCGCTGCCAAACATACACCTTGTTCGCTCCTGCAAGGCAGAGGTTGATCCAGAAACGCAGAGGAGGCTAGTGTTAGCTCACCAAAGCGTAAACGGCGAAGACTGGCTTTCTGCGGCTTGGAATCACATAGACTTCAAGCCAACGAGAGACGGGACATCCATCGGTGACGCACCAGTTCCGTTTATTCGGGATATGATTGAGCAGGCATACAAGGAAGCCAGCCCGCGAGATATCATCTGCATTGCGAACGCAGACATCGGATTTGTTCCCGGCATCACGGGAGAAATCCTAGATGCGTGTTATAACTTTGGTTCCTGCTACGCACAGCGGCACGACTTCCGAAGAATCGACAGGTTGATCTTGAATGAAGTTGAGTGTGCAACGGGGCGCAAGTATCCAGGCGCAGACTTGTTTGCGTTTACGAAGGAGTGGTGGGACAAGCGCAATCAGTTCTTCCCAGACATGCTGCTAGGCAGGGAAGCGTGGGATATGATCATGCGTGATCTCGTCCGAAGCACAGGTGGAGTTGAACTGCACAACGCTATCTACCACGAAATGCACGACAGTCATTGGCTCAAGCACAGAAGCTGCGCTGGCAACGAACACAACAAACGACTTGCCTCGGCTTGGCTTGCGGCAAACGGAAGGAACTGGTGGTGAAGATCACGCTTCCGCACTTCCACACGCCGATTCACCACTTCGGTTACAAGGGGTTCATGGGTCACAATCCAAACATCGAGATTGTCCAGACGCTGCACGATGCAGACTTTGTTTGGTATCACACAGTCGGAGACAGTCACGAAGTCAACGAGGACTTGGGCAGGATCAGCAACCTAAACAAGCGAGTTATTGCAATCATTACAGGCGACAAGGCTCCAGACTTTGTTCCCTACGGATACATCTTCGGAACAAATTGCGGATTCAATATTCCGTATGAATACGACCGCTTCATTCCGTATTACTTACAAGGAACCTACGATCTTCGGAGAACGCAGCGTATCTCGTTCCGTGGGCATCGGCAGACTTGGAAGAATCGGCATCGTATGCAAGTGCCAGGCGTTCAGTTAACTTGGATTGACTGGTGGAAGACTGATCCTTCTCGCAGACCGCAGTTGATGGAAGGATACGTCAACGAGCTAAAGAACTCTGTATTCTCACTCTGCCCTAGAGGCAACGGCCCGTCATCCATGCGGCTGTTTGAATCCATGCTTCTCGGTGCAATTCCTGTAAGGCTGGACGATTGGACAATGCCATTCGGTCAGGAACTCGACTTCTCTCCACGATTCAACTTGGATACGACGAATATGAATGATATCGTCAAATATCTACAAAACATGACAGAAAGTGAAATCAAACAGAGAGTTGAAGCAATGCGTGACTTTGTAGAGAAGTATCTTGTGATTGACGCAAGACGAGGATGCGAAGGAACGATGGGATACTCGGAGTGGATACGGGGGTTTGTGCAATGATTAAGAGGCAATTCGGTTGCGGCGGAAACAGGCTTGTCGGGTGGGAGAACTACGACATCGAAGTTGACATCACAAAGCCTCTTCCTTTTCCAGACGAGTCAACCGATAGGGTCTTTGCGGAGCACGTTGTTGAACATACAGATTCGCGTGAGGCATTTGGATTCTTTAAGGAATGTTATCGCATCTTAAAGGATGGAGGAAGAATTCGCATTTGCGTTCCATCAATAGACAAGATTCACAATTTTGCTAACGAAGATTACTTGAATTGGCTTGGGCAATCTGGATTTGGGAAAGCCTGCAAGCGATCCGCTGTTGAGAACCTAATGGTGAATCACGGGCATAAAACAGTTTGGTCTTATGGAACGCTAGCAGCCGCTTTATATGGCGCAGGATTTAACAACCCAACATTCAATAGTGCGAGACAGTCAAACGATCCGGAGTTCAATGATATTGAAGGTCATTGGAAGGTCATTGGAAATCACAATGCCGACATGGAATCAATTGTTGTAGAGGCAGAAAAATGATTCCGAATATCATCCATCAGATATGGATTGGTGGCGAGATGCCAAGCCATTTGGCAGAACTGCATTCAAAGATGAAGGAGATGAATCCATCTTGGAATGTTAAGCTTTGGGACGAAGAGTCGATAAACATTCTTCTTTGCGATTGCTTTGAATATCAACATTCAACAAAAGCGGGGTCGTCAAACATTGTAAGACTCAAAGCACTAAAGAAATACGGCGGTGTTTACTTCGATCTAGATTTTGTTCCTGTAAGACCAATTGACGAGTTGCGACAATATACAGCATTCGTTGCCAGACAACCTGACGGAATTATTTGTAATGCCGCAATGGGATCTATCCCAAATCATCCGTGGATCAACGCAATGCTTGATAATTATGGAGATTATCAAAAGAAGGATGCGTCTTGGGGATGTCATATTATCGAGCCATATTTGACTGAAGATGTAAAACTTTTACCAACTGACACTTTTTACCCATACGGACACGAAGACACCCCGCATCCACCAACAGAAAAAACATTAGCGTATCACCTTTGGGAAGGAAGTTGGATAGAATGAATTATATCATTGGATCAGGATATCATCGCCGCTGCGAATGGGATGAAAAGATGCTGGAGTTGTGGAAGCAAAACACAGAAAAATACAGCAGGCATTACTTCATTATTTCAACAACGCACGGCAGCAAGACCGATCACGACATCTTATTGTCCAACAATCTTGGACACGTTGGCGACTGTATACATGAAAACCGCGAAGGATTGTGCGGATGGTCACACTCTGTGCTTACGCTGGCAATGATCGCATATGGTTGTGGCAAGGATTTGATATTCAAGGAGTCGGATTGCCTGTGGTTTGGTGATGTTCCGCAAAGAATGTATGAAGACTGCGGAGATAAAGGAATGGTCTTTGGGGCAAAGATGACTGCGGCTCCGTATATGGCTTGCGCTCAAGCAACATTCCTAATCAAACATTGGTGCTTGCTTGGATTTATTCGTGATTATCTGTGCCTTCCTAGCGACAAGGATATGCTTCCAGAAGACAAGTTCGTTAAACTTGAGGAACACGCTCCACACATTTACGGACGCATCTCGTTTGGAGTAGACAGGCAAAGACCAATTCCTTGGGATGACGAGGTTTGGTATGCCCAGCAATGGACTCAAGCAGAGCTAGACGAGGCTCATGCTCGCGGACTTGTTTAACGATAAACTGTGCGGAACTTACTGAAGGCTTCCTTCCAGCCCTTGTTTTCCGCTCTGTTGTTCGTATTAATCGCTTTGGTGACAGTTGTGCTGTCTAGCCCTAGACGCTCCCTGCAAAGCGCAAGAAGCCCCATTCCGGCGTCAGCAATGTCGGGCGACATACCGTAGGTTAGCTTCATCTCTGCTTTGGGCATAACCTTGATGCGAAGGTTCAAGTCCTTCACGCCGTGCTTGTCCAACTTGCGCTGGCACATCTCCTGCATCATATCGTTGGAGATGCCTTTGATCTGTCCGGCTCGCATGTATTCCTTGAGCGAATACCAAATCTCAGAGACTGCGTTTACATACCTTTCGTGCGCTGGGGTCTGATCGTAGGCTGAGACTGGTTTCTCGGATGCCTTGCCTCCGAACTGGAGTCCGTAAACATCCTTGCTCCAAGCAATCGAAATAACATCTCCCAGCGGCCCGCCTGCGCCAGACTTGTCGTATCCTGCATTGCGAGGTTGAACGCCACGCTTTACGCATTCGTCTCGGAACCAGCGAACAATCTGCTCGGTGCGGGTAGAAGATTGGTCGGTAACATCCTCCGCAAACTTCAAAAACTCGTCGTATTGCAGTCCTTTGTAGCCGTAGGGTTCTGTTAGCTTTCCGACTGTTCCGAAGTAGAGAATCGCCCTATCCCCGCCGTTTGTAAATGACGGATCAAGGAACGCAACACGAACAAGATCGTTATCCAACCACACCGCCTTATCCAAAGCCTTCGCATTAACAACCTCGACCTCGGAGTAGATTTGATCTGTTACGCCAGCGGGACACCAGAACCCGCGATACATTCGCCAATACGAGGCTGTATTGCGCTCCGATGCGGGAACCTTCTCTAGGTCTTCCGGCCCGTCCATCCACGGGTAAACCTTCTTGCCGCGTTCCATATTCGGGTTCTTGAGCGTATCGAAGTGAATACAGACTCCGCGCTCTGTTTCCCAATTGTCATCCTCAACTGTAATGCTATCCCACCCGTCTTTAGGCTTGGCGAACTTGCCAAACGCATCGACATACGAGGCTGGGTTGGAAATACCGATAAATTGAAAGCGTTCGCAACCTTTCGACAAGTTGTAGAAGGCAACCTCTGTAATCGCCTCTGAAAGCTCTGACAACTCGTCAGCAACGAAGATAACATTCTTCTGGTGGATACCCTGCATCTTGCCTGTGGCGTCCTTCTCTTTCTTCTTCTCGCCAGGGATTAGCGTGATACCAGCGAGGTCGCCCTTGCTTGCCTTACCCTTGGCATCAACATAGCGAATTGTATTGAGCGAATCCACAAGCTTGCCTGGCAATCCCAACGCCTCGCAAATCTGCCAATACTTGACGATCTTGCCCCAGATACGCTGCTTGGATGCCTTGATTGTCGTTGAGGTGGCGAGAACAATCGTATTCTCTGGATCGGCTAAGTAATTGATAATAGCCCATATAGCAGCAGCCTCACTTTTCCCAAAGCCCCCCGAACCAGCAATAGCAATAAAATCATGCTTACAAAAAGCCTCAATCATTCGATCAGCCCAAGGATGCCAAATGAAGTTGGCTCCCGACTTGTAATCCTTTTCAGGCCACAACGCTTTAGCAATAGCCTTGAAATGTTCAAATGTTGTAACACCGCCAATGTCTTCTGGAATGCGGCGTGAAATCTTCTCGCGGAACATCGCCAACTCAATCGCAAGATCGTGTGTTCCCTTGCGCCAGTTGAACCCATACTTGTGCTTGTATCCGTCAATCGGATCGCCGTAGATCGGTGCGCTCACACCTTCGTTCGTAGTCATCTATAAAATAATTATTGCAGTCCGTATGTGTTAGTGTATAACTATGCACCATGTCAAACGCAAAAGAGGAAAAGCACCGCACGGTTGCCAAGCTCCCGCCGGACGATTGGAAGTTCTTTCGAGCTTGGTTGCTGATGAAAGGAACCACCTTTACTGGTTGGCTCAAGAAAGAGATCGCAAAAGCGAAACGCGAAGCCGGAATGGTATGACACTTCTCCAAACCCTCGGTCTTGAAAAGACAAAGGCCGAAAAGTTCATTGACGAGAAACGTGAGGATGTTACTTTCGAGATTCAAGTAAATCCCGAAGATTATGACAACGGCACTAAGCACGATCCTCTTAACAGTCCTTTGGCTTTGGCTGTTGCGCGTTCTCTCAAGGGATCGCAGTTCCAGTTGGATCGTGCGGGGTTCAAGGTTATTATTATATCTCGCGGTATTTATGAGTATGGCTTCTTTATGCCTCGCCGCGTTTGGCGGCAGGTAAACTGCCAAGAGTTTGTCGAGGATCGCAAGCCGACTCGACCGATCAAGTTTAAGGCAATCTTTTCCATGTTATTCTAATGAAATTAGTTATTCCTGTATCAAAGTCGGATTGTCACCTCGCAGAAAACCTTTATGACGCATTTGACAAATACGAGATTGGTTCTGATCACGATCTTCTTGTGGTGGGGTCTCACGAAGTTGAACCAATTGTTGACGATATTATTTCACGCATCAAGCATCAGTTTTACACCGTAGACAAGTTGCTTATCAAAGACAACGGTTACGGTTGGCCGATGGCTTGCAACCATTACTTCCAGCAAGCCTGCTATCATCTCAATAAAGGAGACGACGATTCGTTCCTTTGGTTTGAGTTGGATACCACGCCGACTTGCGATCATTGGCTAGATATCCTCAATAAGGAATACTATGACGACACAACCAGAGCGGTCAAAGCAGGACGAGAACCGCTTCTCTACCTTGGAGCCAAAGAACGCAACTACGAGGGACGCAACGGGGAACTTCTGCCTGAATCCATTGCTGGAAGCCGTATGGCTCCTGTCGGCGTCTACTCGACCGATATCTGCTCCACACCTGTGCTGTCCTCGCTTTCCGCAACACAGCGTCATTGGTCATCGGTCATCCAATGGTATACTGTTCCGTCCTTGGCAAACTCTTGGCTAATCCAAAACAACTGGCGCACAAAAAACTATCGCAAAGAGAATGGCGTTATTGTATGTGATTCCATTGCCAACCTAGCTTGGGACGTCCATTTCAATAATCCGGTCAACGAACACGCTGTTCTTGTTCACGGATGCAAGGATGGATCGCTCATCAAGTTATTGTTGGACAATAATATTGATAATAATGTCGATGATAATATGAAGGTAGCAACACAAGTATCCATTGAAGATGCAGAACAGATTGCCGAAGAGTTTGAGGAGCGTGAGGAGCGTGAGGAGCGCAAACAATCCAAGCAAAAACCCAAATCTTTCTTCAGCATGTTCAAGGAACGCAACATGAAGGATGAGGAATGAGTGATGTTTTAGAAACAATTTCCGAGACAGGCAAACCGCCAGTCTCAAGAATCAAGGACGCAAAGTCTGCTTATGAGGTTTGGGAGACATTACGACGAGCGGATGCCGTATCTGCTTTCGACCGCAGCAAGATTGACGCGGCTTACGACAACGAGCGACCCTACGACGAACGCGCCCTTATCAACGCAGGGCAGGGTTACCGAGTCAACGTCTCATGGGGATTCGCCAAGCAAGTCTTGGATACCGCCCTTGCCGGATACACGGACATCATTAACGCCCCCCAGACATTCTTTAGTTGCCCGACTACTTATGGGCCTCAAGTCGAGCGCGATGAACTTGAGCAGGTTGTTGCTCAAGAGGTTACAGCCTGCATCCGTTCTTGGCGCAACTTCTTTCCGACATATCTAAAGCTCTGCAATGCTTTCATCAAGCACGGAGTTGGCGTTGCGCTTTTCAATGACGAATGGGATTGGAGATGGAAGGCAACGGATATGTCCGACTTCAAGATTCCTCGCAAGACCGAGATCGGGCAGGAGAACATCGACGTTGCCGCTTGTCTCCGCTTCTACAGCCCAACACAGCTTTACCAACTTATCAAAGACGAAGAGGTTGCGACGATCAACGGATTCAACGTGGAGGCTTGTCGCCGCGCAATCATCCAATGCGTCAATAACAACAACAATTACTACAACTTCCGCCAATACGACTGGGAGAAACTTGAAATCGAACTGCGTAACAACGACTTGTATTTTACAACACAAGCCGCAAACCAGCAGTCCATCCGCGTTGTCCATTTGTGGGTGCGTGAATTTGACGAGAAGGTAAGCCACTTCATGATCGTGGACGACAACGGAGCGCAGGACTTCCTCTACAAGAAGATCGGTCGCTTTGAGAACGCTTACCAAGCCTACACGGTTTTCACCTACGGAGTCGGAACGAATGGCTACTATCACGGCGTCCGTGGACAAGGGTATGATGTGTTCGCAATTAACGGTGCGCTTAACAGAGCGTATTGCTCGTTGCTTGAGATTGCATCCTTTGGAAGTGCGCCTACATTCCAGCCCAAGGACGAGACGGCATTGCAGGAAATGCAGTTCATCCCAAATGGAGTTTATAATTTGCTTTCTCCCGGTATTGAGGTCATTAAGGATACTATAGTTCCCAATGTATCGAACGGCACATTGCCAATCGTCAATGCGTTTACCCAACTTTTCCGCGAAAGAACATCGGCATACAACACGGAATCCTTGGTCAATACGAGCATCGAGAAGTCAGCAACTCAGGTTCGCGCAGAACTCAGCAACATTGCGAAGATGTCCGTCTCCGCACTTAACTTGTTTTTTGACCCTTGGGAGAGCCTGATGCGTCAAATGGTTAGCAGGATGAAACGCCGCGATTACGATGCAAGAGAACCTGGCGGCAAGTATATCTCCGAACTCAAGAAGCGTTTGCTTATGCGTGGATCGGAAGGATTCGGCGCAAAGGATCGTTATCTCCAAGCATTCTACAGCCTAGACGTTGATCGGCTTCGTATTACAAAGCCAGTCGGCGCAGGATCGGAAGCGGCAAGAATGGTTGCCTACGACAGATTGATGGCGATCTTCGGCTCTCTTCCCGACTTCGGTAAAAAGAATCTTATCTGGGATATCGCCTCCGAAACGGCTGGATACGAGAACGCATCCCGCTACGCAATTGCTCCAGGCGAAACAGAGACGCCTACTTGGGACGCCTCTCTTGCTCAAGTTGAAAACAATGTGCTTATTCAGGGCGGTCAGATTCAAGTCCTCGACGGACAGAACGATCTCGTTCACGCCAAGGTTCACGCCGAAGCACTCAACCCGCTTGTTACGCAAACGCAGGATGCCTTGGAAGTTGATCCGATGTCCATCGCTCAAGTATTGCCGGGTATCAACAATCTTAACGGACACATGGCACAGCACGTCGAACGGATGTCTCAAGACCCGCTTCTGCGTCAAGAATCCGCAATGTTCCGCAAGATGCTCCAACAGGCCGACGAGATTCTGCACAACGGAACGCTCAAGGTGCAACGTTTGCAAGCTCAAGAAATGGAAGCACAGCAGGCCGCTATGGCGCAAGGACAAGCTGTTGAAGCTGCACAAGGAGGAATCTCGCCGGACATCCTCGCCAAAATCGAAGCCCAACGTGCAGAGCGTCAAGCAAAGCTGGAGATGGACTACCAAGCCCACCAGCAAAAGATGATTATGAAGCAACAAGAAGCAAATCAGAAGTTGGCTATCCGCGATGCGGAAGCTGCCAGCAAGATTCAACGGGAAGGAATTAGAGCGTGACGGCACGACAACTCTTTCAAATGAATTCGGACAAGATGGATCGCCTTGCCGCGTTGCTTGACGATTCTGTTCTTAAAGAGGCGTTGTTTATTGTTAGACAAGAATCCTTTCCGAAAGAGCCAGCGTTCCGTCCAGACGTGGATATGCGTGATGCGCTATCTCTTGAGGCTGGCAAATCCATCGGAGCAAACGAATTCTTCAACAAACTGCAAAACCTAGCCAAGCGCCCCAACGTCAAGGACGGAAAGCTTGAGCAGGAATACATCAAGCAGGCTAGGGAACGACTTTTCGCCACAGGACTTTATACTGTGGACGAAATCAACGAGGCTGAAAGGCTCTCACAAATCAACCAACAACCGGAGTAACAACATGAAAATGATGCAAAAAGAAAGCGGTCGCATTGCCAAACCAATGGTCAAGGCGAAGAAAATGTCCAGCAAGTCCAGCGTTGCCACCAAAGGCAAATCGTGGGGTGCGCGTCACCGTGCTGGTATCAAGAAGTAAACAATAGAAAGGACAAATGGATACACAGCAACCGACAGAAGCGCCAGTCTCCACAGACTCCGCAATTATCAATTTGCGCGGCGCATTGGATAGTATTGCTCGGAACGATCTCAATGCAGAATCGACTCTGACGCAACGTCCACCCAATCCGAGCGAGCCGATTCCTTCTCACGCTATCAAGCAAGAGGAAAAGATGGAATCCGCTCCAGAAAAACCAGAGCAAAAAACGGAACAGACTCCAGACGCGCAGACCGAAGAGCAACAATCTGAAGAGCCTCAACCCTCAGACGACAAATCAAAGATTCGTTGGAAAGAGTTGAAGCAAGCAGAGAAAGACTTGAAGGCTGCGCAGAAGGAGCTTTCCGAACTCAAGAAGCGCGGAGAAGAGTTTGAGTCTACAAGCAAGGAGATTGAAACACTCAAGGCGCAAATCGAAGAGATCAAGGCCGAGCGAGAAGCTATCGACGGCGAGCTTTACATGACTCGCGTTCAAGCATCCAGAGAGTATAAGGAGTATGTCACGCAACCTCTGAACAAGTTGTTTGACGATGTTGACTTCTACGCCAAGCGCAACGATGTGGACGGCTCCGCAATCGTTGACGCGCTGGAGGCTGATGTTAACGGTAACGGCAAGCTTCTTGAAGAGCTTGTGGCTGATTGGCCTGATCGGGATCGTCAGAAGGTTTACCAACTAGCCGACAATCTTTTGCAGATCAACAACCGCAAATTGGAGATCGAGGAGAATAGCCGCGCAGCCTACGAGGCATCCATGCAACGTGAGGAGCAAGAGCGTCAAGAAGCATACAAGCAATACTTCGCTCAACGCGAGACTGCGATTAACACAGTTATCCCCAAGCTTGGCGAGAAGGTCTTCAATCTTCTTCCGGAGGACAAGCGACCTAACGTCGAAAAACTCCAGCAGGAGATTATGGGATACGACGAATGGCCGGAAGACTTGAAGGTCTACGGCATCGCTGGAGCGGCAATCCTTCCAGACCTTGTTGACCAATTGACAAGCGTCCAGAAAGAGCTTGAGACTATCCGCAACGAGAACGTTAAACTACGTGGAGGGGCTGCGCCTGCCGCTGGAGGAACGTCACCTCGTTCGCCGCAGGATACCAACAAACCCGTAGACTACGCCAAGGTAGATACGGAAGATTTTATCAAAGGAATGGTATCGCGGATGGTAGCATAAGTTTCGTTGGTGGTTGTCATCGCTGGAAACGCCTTGTGGTAGAAATACTGCAAGGCGTTTTTCTTTAAGAAAGTTCTTGAACAGTTCAACAATATGTATTAGTTCTCACATTGCAGGGTTGACTAACCTGTTGAAAAAGGTGTCACGGAGGCTGTGTTCCGCAAGCATAGTAAAAGTAATTGTGAGCTTAAAAAACCCGAAAGGGCTTCTCGGTGGCTCGGAGGAGACAGAGAAAATGCCGTTTCCGCAGATGCGGATTTGGCGAACTTGCAATTAACAATAATTTAGAAAGATACTAAAATGTCTCAATACAATCTCGCTGATGTGAATCAGCAGCTCCAGCAAGAAGCTGGCCGTATCGGAGAAATGATCTCCGCGAAACTTATCGGAACCGACGTGTGGAACCGCCTCATCAAGCAGGACACTTTCCCTGCCGGAATGGGTGAGTCCATTCAGACCCTCATCCAAGAGCGTTCGACTGTGGGCAATGTGTCCTCGACTGCTTGGGAAGATGTCGGAACCAACGACGGAACAGGCAACTCCTGCAACCCGACTCCCCAGACTGTTGAGTTTGCCCGCACTCTCAAGAGCTACAACCTCCAGCAAGCCGCTATCCGTAGCCCCGGCTTCTGCGTGAACGATCTCCGCACCGCGTGGAAGGCTGAAGAGCAACTCGCTGGCGAAGTCAAGGTTCTCAAAGAGAACAGCCAGTGGTTTTGGAGCAACCGTTACCGCGACGAATTCATTCGTCTCTGCGGCAACAAGGTTGTCACCGACGTCAACGACACGCTTGCGATGTCTGTCAGCGGTTCGGATCAGGCTTTCCCAGCCGTTGCTCCGACCTTCGCTCTCGACCAAGGTATGCTTGACCAGTTCTATCTCGATCTGGCCCGCGATTCCGCCGAAGGCAACTACGCGATGGTTGACGGTGAGCCTCAATACGCGCTCATCTGCTCCCCTGAAACATCGAACTACCTCAAGAAGCAGAACGCTGACATCCGTCAAGACCTCCGCTTCTCCTCGCAGGTTGACGAACTGATCAAACCATTCGGCGCTTCCTTCGCCTACAGCGGTTTCGTTCACATCGTTGACCGTCAGGCTCCTCGCTACAACTTCGTGAACGGCCAGTTCGTTCGCGTTCCGTTCTACGCGAATGCCGCTGCGACCACGGGCAACAAGGCGATTGTCAATCCCGCCTATCGCACTGCGCCCTACGAGGTCAGCATCATCTACAACCCGCACGTCTTCACTTCGCGTGTCGCCCAAGTCATCACCAGCCCTGGTTCTGGCTTGAAGTTCGACCCCGTGAACTATCGCGGCGAGTTCATCTGGATCAACAACAAGGACAATGTGAACAACATCCTTGGCTTGACCGGATACTTCTACGCTCTGTTCATGCAGGGTTCCCAACCGAAGCGTGTTGAGTGGGGTTATGCTATCATGCACCTCCGCTGCTCGCCCGCCACGGTCTATCAGTCCTGCTCGTAAGGACTAGGTAGCGTAAAGCTAGCATAGGTGCGGGGAGGTTCGATCCCTCTCCGCACCTCAACCAGAAAGATCGAATATTATGAAGAACGAAGGTAAAGGCGGAATGGCGGTTGTTATCGGTATGGGCGGCAAGCCCGAAGGCGAAGAGGTTGATTTCAAGGCTCCAGAGGGTTTTGACTACGCCGATATGAAAGAGGGCGACGAGAAAGAAGTCCTCGCAAAAGTTCGCTACGACGGAGAAGGAGAGTTTAAGCTCGTCTCTGTTGACGGATATCCTCTCGGCATGGAAGAAGAGGAAGAGGAAGAGATGCCTGAAGGCGAGATGGAGGAAGAGGAAGAGATGGAAGAAGAAGTGCCGTTCCAAGATCGTTTGCGTCAACGCGCAGGACTAGCGTAACATGGCACAGGCTCCACAGCTTAACGACTCGCAACTCAATCTCCTTGCTAAAATCGCCTCCAATACAGGCGAGACGCAACCCAAGCACGGAGACGGGCAGCACAACCTGCTGTTCAAGATTGCGCAGAATACCTACGCAAGTGCGGTAAACGGGGCTAACATTGATATCTCTGATGTTAACGGGCTTCAGTCTGCGCTAGATGCGAAGGTCGCATCGTCTGACCCGAATTACATTCTTGTAAAACCGACAGACAATCTTGCTGAAAAGTATTCTCAGATTAAGAATTATACGCCATCAACTTCATCTTCGCTATTGAATGGGTTGTTGGCTTTTTACAATTTAAGCGATACTTCAGATGCTTCTGGAAATGGAAATACTCTGACCAATAATGGCGGTGTAGCTTTTTCTAATGGTAAAGTTGGAAATGCAGCAACATTTGATGGAACAAATTATTTTACTACAGATATAGAAAACACGGCAAAAACAGTATCTGCTTGGGTTAAAACAACATCGACTGAATCATTCAATGTAATTTTTGAAAATTCTAATCAGCAATTGCAGTTTGTAGATACGGGGGAATTGCGCGTTAATGGAATTGAAGGAGAGGAGCTTGCTGGAAGCGGTGTTAATGATGGAAATTGGCATCATTGCGTTTTTGTTTTAGATGAGTCTCAAAATTACATTTATTTAGACAATCAAAAATTTACGCTATCTACAAGTTATGCAAATGCTGGATCAGGACTTGCATATATGGGTTCCTCTGGTGGGATTTTTGATTATTGGGAAGGTCAATTAGATGCGCTTGGGGTTTGGGGGCGCGCGCTCACAGATGCCGAGGTCACCGCACTCTACAATGCAGGACACGGTATCGAACATCCATTCTTCCGCAGCGCAACAAATCGCGGAACGATGTTTATTGTCCCAGGAACCTACTCGCTATCTTCCGAGCTAGCGATTGATGCAGAGTATGTAGACATCGTAGGACTCGGCGCACAGTTCCAATCCCCCGCAGTTATTGTCACCAATAACACGCTGAATGTTACAGCGAACGATGTGCGTGTGAGTGGGATTTCTGTTGGGTCGCAAGAGTTTAAGATTGGAAGCGATAAGCCGCTGCAAGTGTTTGAGAATTGCGTTGGTGGGAATAATAGCTTTGGTGGCGGTGGTATATTTGAAGTTAATGGAACATTTAATTCCTGTGTTGCTGGAGATGAAAGTTTTGGTTTTGAAAATGATTTTATCGGTAAATGTAAAAATTGCGTAGCTGGAATAAATAGTTTTGGAGGAGGCGGTGGTTACTTTGGCGGTGAACTCATCTCATGCCGTCTTATCGGGGCGGGCGCGAGCTATCCAACCCCATCAGGCTCCGGCATCATCCGCTTCTGCCTAGACGGAGACAACAACATCGTAAACGCAGACGCACCTTAACAAGTATGAAAGTCATTTACAACGGACGAGTTGTCGAACAAAAAGGAATCGTAGACACGAGTAGCATCCCGTCTCAATTTGACGATGTTGTTACATACCAAACTGTTTCCGATTTTCCCGCCACAGGAGAGAAGGGAAAGATTTACTTTGAAGAAGAGCAAGGTCTTCCCTATCTGTGGAATGCCGCGCAAAACAATTATATCCCACTCAGAGTTGACAACGACGGCGGGGAGTTTTAAAACAACGACACTTTCGCAAGGAAGGGTTGGAGCCAAGTAACTCCAACTTTAAACAAACAACAAAGAAAGAAATAATAATATGGCTACTAATATCCGTATCAAACGCCGCCTCTCTGGCGCGGCTGGCGCTCCTGGCGCTCTGCTCGCTGGTGAGTTGGCACACAACTTCGTAGACGAGAAGCTCTACATCGGCAACGGCACTTCCATCGAAGTCATCGGTGGTAAAGGCGCGTTCGTTGACAAAGCTTCTGCGCAGACCATCACTGGGAAGAAAACCTTCTCTGGTGGTATTGACGCTGGTTCCGTGGTTATCGAGAACGTTGCTACCCCCGTTGCCTCGACGGATGCGGCTTCTAAGGGCTACGTAGACACCGCTATCAGCAACGTCATCGACGCTGCTCCCGAGGCGCTCAACACGCTGAACGAACTCGCCGCTGCTCTCAACGACGACGCTAACTTCGCCTCGACTGTGGCGAACAGCCTTTCGTCAATTGAGGGAGACATTACGGCGATTGAGTCTGCTGCTACTACCCTGACTGGTCGTGTTGACACCGCCGAGTCCGACATCGACGCCTTGGAGACCCGCGCTACCAATGTCGAGGGTCGCGCCACCACCCTTGAAGGTGAGATGGATGCCGCCGAAGGTCGCCTTGATGTGGTTGAGTCCGACATCGCCGCTATCGAGTCCAGCGCCTCCACTCTGGAAGGCCGCGTCACGACTGCCGAGTCCGACATTGATGCCCTTGAAGGCCGCGCCACTACGCTTGAGAGCGATGTGGACGCCGCTGAAGGACGCCTCGACACCGCTGAGTCCGACATTACCGCAGCCGAAGGACGCCTTGATACCGCCGAAAGCGACATCGACGCCATTGAAGGACGCGCTACCAGCCTTGAGACTGATGTTGCGGATCACGAATCCCGCATCGCCGCTCTTGAAGGCGAGATTGACGGCGGAAGCTTCTAATTGAAGGATCGTGCCGACCACGATTAAACTGAAACGGTCAAGTGTCGCAGGGCGAACCCCTGCGGCACAAGACCTAGAAGCTGGAGAGCTTGCGATTAACCTAGTTGACCGCAGGCTTTACAGCAAAGACGATAGCGGCGAGGTGTTCCGGCTTGCAAGGCCGCGTGATCCCTCGCTCTATCTTTTTCTATCCGCTACCAGCGCGGACGGTCTGACGCTATACATCGGGAGACTAGCTTGGGAAGACTACCCTAGCGAGGGAGATGCCGAAGATTCAAATGACTGGACAATTTACAAAACAACAATAGACTCTGCGGGAGAAATCCTAACGGAGACAAGCGCAACAGGTGCTTGGTCCGACAGGGAAACATTAAGCTACACATGATTGGCATTCCTATTTCACAAGACACCGCAGGAACAAGGTCGTTTGTTTTGCGCAATAGCACTACAAACAACACGCCAACAGAGTTGTTTTTAGATGGATCAAGTTCTCGTTTCACAATACCTAGCGGCAAGGCGTATTCATTTTTAATCAACATTATTGGTTCGCAGGACGACGGAAGCAGCGTTGCCAACTATGTCCGCCAGTTTGCAATCAAGAATGTTGGTGGAACGACAAGCGCGGTATTTGGCCCTGTTCAAATTGGATCGGATAATCCATCAGGAACAGTTGTTGATGTAAGCGCAGACAACACGAACGATTCTCTCAAAATCACAGTCACAGGAATCACTTCCGAAAACTGGGAGTGGAAGGCATATTGCCAAGGAGTGGAATTGGAATACTAAAGATATATGGCAAACGAACTTAACATCGCGCTCGCTACCAGCGGGCTTACAGTCACAGCGCAACGCTATCAAGGCGGGGCGGCAGTCGGTTCCGCAATCTCGCTGACAGAAGTCGGTTCTTCCGGCTTCTATTCGGGGAATATGACAGGCTCTGCTGGCACTTATCAGATTGCGTTTATTGCGAGCAGCACGAATGTAGGATCTGGTGAGATTATCTGGGACGGCACGAACGAGGTTCCTGTCTCCACTCTTACGGCTGCTGGTGTTTGGGATACCCAGACATCCGCTTTAACTACCAGCGGTGCTATCGGAACCCGCCTCAAGAACTCTTCGACTGTCGCAACAACTGGAGCGCAGCTTGCCGCCGCGTTGAGCTAATGCGTATCGTTGCCCCGCTGATCGCCTTATTGTTGGCGGGGTGCGCCACGAATCCCCCAGTAGACCAGCCTTACTTCGCAGGGAAGTATCGGAACGCTTGTTTGCCCGAAGCTATTGCGATGACGCAGGCTTTGCGGCAGAGCGGTATCCAAGCTAGGGTGCTGACGATCTACACACCGAAGTTCGGTCACGCTGTCTGCGTGTATATGTATCCGCCTGGGCAGAACCAGTTGTGGGTCTGGGACTCGCATTGGAAGAGCGTGAATCTGCGGGCGTGGTATGACGATCCAGACAGCATAGCCAAGGCGTGGTTGAACTGGGCGCATCCGACCATCAAAGAATACCGAGCATTGTTTAGAGACTGAATTTGCTTGTTCAACAATAACTAATGACTTAACTCTAAAGGTAAGGACTACAAGTATGGCAGCACTTCCACAACTAGGCGACGGGCAGAACAATCTGCTCCGCAAGATTACCGAGAACACCTACCAAGGTTCGCTCTCGGTGCAAGGGTTTGCCATCCCACCGTTCGACGAGATCGAGCTTTCCTATTACGGCAGCACAAACAACATCGCTCAAGTCAATTACAAGAAGAGCGGAGCTAGCGTAAAAGTTCTTACCTTAACCTATGTCGGAGGAGGCGTTGCGGACAACGACAGGATCGCAACGATTGGCTGATGGCTTGGGTCTTCAATCCTTTTAGCGGCAAGCTGGACTTCGCAGGAGGCGGGGGAGGCTCGCAGTATATCGACGGCGAGGTTCAATACTACGCCGACCTTCCTATTACTGTTGGCGATCCCGCAGTCAACTCAGCTTATCTTGTGCGCGAGGCGTCCGGCACTTGGTTTATCGGACGCAAGCCTGCTGGCATCTACGTGCGACTTGCGAATGCGGGTGCGCTGACGGACTGGACATACGCGGGGACATTCCCAGACGTCTTCTCGGATGCGAACTTCACGATCTACAACGACGCAAACTCTTCAAAGGAAGTTCAGTTCGACGCATCCCTTGTCAGCAACGCAACGACAAGAACACTGACAGTTCCCGATGCGAGCGGAACAATCAAGCTCTCGGAAGAAGTTCGCAGCGACTTTGTTACAGATACAGCCTACATCGGGCTGGCTCCTCTCGGCTCTGCGGAATCCGCGAATGTGTGGACAATCTACAGAATTATCATTGATTCCGAAGGCAATATCACTTCTACTACCACCGCAAC